TAACCTACGATCCCACCAACGATTGCTGGAGCAACCCAATACCCACCACCTCGATAGTATCCATGAGCATTTGCACTTCCTGCAACTGCAAGAAACAGTAAACTTAAAGCGATCTTTTTCATAGCATCAATTCCTATTGTTAGACTAATTATACGCTATTTCTGAATAAAAGTAAAGTATTTTTTAAATTATTTTTATGCTGCAAAACTGGAACCACAACCACAGGTGGATGTAGCATTTGGATTGGAGATGACAAACTGCGAACCTTGTAGATCTTCTTTGTAATCTACATTGGCACCTGTTAGATACTGCATGCTCATGGAGTCTGTGAGAATCTTAAATGCTCCAACTGGAATTTCCCAATCATCATCTGCTTTTTCTTCATCGATGGTGAATCCGTAACTGAATCCAGAACAACCACCACCTTGTACGAATATACGCAATGATGCATTGGGATTATTTTCTTCTGCAAGAATATCTGAGATTTTTACGATTGCATTTTCTGATACTGTGATCATATCCTGAAACTTTCTCCGCAACCACATCGGTCACGTTCATTGGGGTTGATGAATTCAAATCCTTCATTGAGACCATTGCGCTGATAATCTATTGTCATACCTTCAAGATACACTAAATGTTTTTTATCGCTGATGATTTGAACACCATCTAGATCAAATACTTCATCAGTTGCAGATGGAGCATCTACATATTCTAATACGTATGCCATTCCACTGCAACCTGTAGTTCTTACGCCAACACGAATACCAACACCAGATCCACGTTTCTGTAAATGGTTTTTTATTTTGTTAGACGCTAACTGTGTTATCTGTATCATGCTTTGCCTTATAGTCATGGATAGCTGCTTTGATAGCATCTTCAGCTAGAATGGAGCAATGAATTTTAACAGGAGGTAATGCTAACTCTTCTGCGATTTGGGAGTTTTTAAGGTTAACAGCATCATCAATATGCATACCCTTAACCCACTCTGTAACCAAACTCGAACTGGCGATTGCTGAACCGCAACCATATGTCTTGAACTTAGCATCTCTAATAATACCATCTTCGTCTACCTTAATTTGTAGCTTCATTACATCACCACATGCTGGTGCACCAACCATGCCAGTGCCAACTGTTGGATCGTTTTTATCCAAAGAACCCACATTTCGTGGATTTTCATAATGATCTATAACTTGATTTGAGTATGCCATATTCTATTTAGACGAAATCATTATCTGGATCTTTTTTACGGATCCAGTTTGTTATTTTTTCAATATCGGTTGTCATGTATTTTCAATTCATTAAATCGCATGATTGCACTAATACCTAAACTAAAGAAAGTTGATATAGCCAAGCATCCGAAGAAACCCATCAAAGCAATATCATTCAGTTTGTTCAAACTCGCCCAAGCATAAACTGGGAAACCAACGAATAAGCCCAACAGAATACCAGTTACCATGGCTTTACTGTTTTGTAGTTCTGGTTTAACTAAAGCAATAATTGATGGAACGATAAACGTCATGCAGATACAACCTTGCATGTAAACAAAGTAAAGGATGTTAACTCCTGGAATATTAACAAGTGCCCAAGAAATAAGAACAAGACCAACAACTGCTGTTCTACTTAAATCAATAGTAGCATCATCATCTTGAGGATATAATTGTGGTAAAATATCATTACTCAATAAAGTTGTTGCGCTAGTGATCTGACTATCAATAATTGATGTTAAAGCAGTTAATAACATAAACACAACTAAGTAAAGTGCCCATGGATCCAATAATGATGATATAACAGACACGTTAGTAAGTTGTAAATTCTCAGGTTTAATACCCATACCTGCTGCAACAAAACCAAGTGATGCGAATGTAGCTACAGCCATAAAGAAAATCACCGAAGCCAGTGCATAGGTTACTTTAATTTTTTCTGGTTTAATTATGAATGCACGTTGCCAGAAAGAATTATCTGCCCATGGTAAACTAAAGTGACGGAATACAAAATATATACCAGTTGTCCAGAAAACAGTCAATGCTTCTGCTGTAGTGAACAGATCTCCATATTTACCATCTGCACCTGTCATACCTTTGGCAACTACATCCCATCCAACAGTATACCAAACTTGTGGAACAACAACCAAAGCAGTGACAATTACAACTACCATCTTAAAAATTTCAGTTATGTTGGTACTTTTAAATCCACGGAAAAATGAAAATAAAACTGCAGATATAATCAAAAATCCTGCAGCAATATTCATATTCAAACCAGTTAATACTTGAATTAACTTACTACCAGCAAAAATATTTAAACTTAATGCTAGGATGGATACTAATATAAATGCAAAGTTGTATGTATTATGAGCAACTTTACCGTAATTTAGTTTGATATGTTCTGAGAATGTGAAACCCATTGGATGAATCTCACGAATTTTATACGCAGCAAATCCAAATATAGTTAGTGTTAGTGTGTTCATTCCAAGGATCCAAAAGAACCCTGTGAATCCAAATTGATAACTTAATTGTGGTGCCAGAAATAAAGCAGTTGCCCATGTCCATGCTGCTGAAACACTAAAAGCTCCACGAAGAACTTCAAATTTTCTATCAGCTAACAGAAATGATTCTTTTGTTTTGTTAGTATCTCGACTAAAGAACCAAACTAATAAACCGCAACTAACGAAGTATACTGCCATTAGCAGTATAACCGTACTTAAATTTAACATAATCAATCCTTATAATCTATTGGTTCTAATCTGTTTTTTCAATTGGTATTCGACCCATTTTTTCATTATATCTCCAAAAAACTATTGTTGGGATTATACCAGTATTTAGTATCGGTATTTTTTATTAAATTAAATTCAGAATCCAATGCTTCATATCTCGGAACATGACTCATAATTGCGGATAAACTTCCTTGTCGATGTTTTAATGCGTATTCTTGTCCAACTAAATCGCAAACATATTCTTTTGCTTTCCACTTGTATGAAATCCAATCACCTTTATGTTTTTCTTCACGCTTATACATACCCCACAACTGTAATTCTGGACTTGAATAAAATGGAAAGAAATGTGTATTGGTTGTTTCTCGATTAACTTGATCAACGCTTTTGGTTATCATTCTATAAAATGTGGAAGTCCACTTACAGGTAAAATTTAACCACCAGAAAAAATCACCCATAGTTTTAATATCAAGATCAGATTGTTTAACTTGATTAATAAAAACTCTTGCCAGAATATCAGATTCATCAGGAGACAAATTACTTCTATCTGCAACAAAATCTTTAATTAAATCCTCTGTCCATGGACGAACCATAATATCTGGACCATATTTACGTACAAGTTTACGATATATATCTGTTCCATGGACTTGATCCCCACCTTCACCATTAACTGCAATATAATCTTCATTATAAGTGTCAATAAATGTCAACGAGTTGATTATTTCAAATCCTTCTTTACGAATAATTTTCCACATATATGGGTTTTCGTAAATCCCATTTGATGACATAACAACTTGAACGCTTTTCGCAGCTTCTTTCATACCCAAAAGGTTTATAAAAGATGTAAGTGCAGCAGAGCTATCAATACCACCACTCCAATGTAGTTTGATCGGAACACCAAACTCTTTTTGTTTTAAATAAATTCTTTCAGCTGTTTTTATGGCACATTCTGGAAACGATAAGTTAAAACTGGGATTATTTGGAATAAGATTTTCTTCAAGTGTTGTGGTTTTAATTGGTACTTGAATGTTTCCAGTTCTGTCAATAAAACTAACTGTGCTCTGGAAAACATTAAAAATACCTAACCATATTCTCACATCTTTTTTGTGTGATAGGTTTTGAAATACTCCTGGAGTATAATAAATCAAACTACTCATATATTTGATTCACGAAAAAGTTTTTGCTCAATAGTTTCCAATAAAGTATCAGCTTCTTCTTTTGTGTTCACTTCACGAATTAGGTTTTCGTAATGTTTAGCCATAGAGTATGTTCTCATTTTAATAGAGTGTATACTCTCAGCCTCAAGAGATAATTCTTTAAATGCTTCTTCATTTGTAATACCAATAGTCTGGGCATAATTTATTATACCAGAACTATACATGTTATTAGCAGGATCGCTGTTACGAATTTCATGTATCAATGTATCTTCCATTGGAAAATAAAACTGTTGCATATATTCAACACTATTAACTATTAATCCCTTAGTCAAAAGAGAAATTAATGGATATATTAATTTGGCTTTATTTTGTTTAGTTAAAAATGTTTGGTTTAATTCTTCGACAGATCCAACAAAAAACTTTGAATTTTGCACATATATGAACCTATTGGTTTTATCTTGATTCAATATTGGATCTGGGTTTATTACAGGAATACTTTTCGTATCTAAAATGCAAGATTTTAGAATGTTAAATTCCCATCTAATTTTATCAATCCTATTAGACTCAGCACTAAAAACTACGCCATGAGTCGTCAAATCAATTAACACATATTTCATTTTAACATACCTATATCTGTTCTATAACTTTATCTGAGTATGCCATAATTCTATTAGGCAATTTGTTTGAATGTTTTATACATTTGAGGAATCATACCAACTGATTTTAAAGATTCTAGTCTTGATGTATTATTTAGGTTCACAAAGCTGGACAGGTGCGTTGCTCCAAGTCTCCTGCAATCTGTTTCATATATTTCATGAACCAACCCATTTATTCCTTTACCACGATGTTCTTTGTCAGTGAAGCTGAGAATCAACCAGCCACATTTAGCTTCTGGTCTATACTCATAGCAGATACCACCAAGAACAGTTCCATCCTTGCGTTCTGCCCAAACAACTTTACTTGAATTGCTAAAAGTAATGAGTGGTTGCGCAAATCCATTCTCAACAATCTCAGCATATACTCGAAGCATTAATGGAATAACTGGTGTAAATGATAATGAATCTGATTTTATCAATAAAACAGTTTCTCCTGTCTTGTCAAGTGTTTGTTTAACTACATTCATTTTAATATTCCTATGTCTGTTCTATATCTATACTGCCCAATATATTGTTGGTTTAGATAATCATAAATTTGTTTACTTGCAGCTTCTTTAGTTTCTGCAACTGAAGTGAGAACTCCATGTTTCAATCCGTCAGAAAAATAATCTTTACTATACACAATGTTACTTGGAATATCAATTAAATTTGGAATATTATTTGCTGGAACAGTCCAATCATAATGACTGTTTAATAGGGAAACTGTAACAGCTTGTTTACCATTAAATTTAATCTCTGGAATCTTATAGTCACAACTAGCATCGGCAAATAAAGAAGCCAAGTCGTTATCTATACACTCAACCATAACTTGAAGTTCTGGATCTCCACTTCTTGTATTAATCTCAAGAACAATTGGTGTTCCATCTTTTCTCACACCAATTCCAAGAAATATAAATCCACGATAATTAAGATTTATCTTCTTAAAGTATTTGTATATTTTATCAGCATATTCATGAACAACTTTATCAACATCCTGTGTTGAATACGCACCACAGCTTACAGAGTTGTATCCAATATCACCATTTTCAAGTTTCTTATAATCTCTGGCAGCACCGAAGAACCTCCAATTGTTAAAGTTAAACAGAGCATGATATGAATACTCTCGCTCAAGATCAACATACTCTTCAACCACAATGCTGGCAGTTTCTTTTATCTCGTACAAACCACTAGTGAATAGAGATTGGTAAACCTCTTCATAATTACCATCATTGACGATAACTGTTTGTCTCCCATACTGATATGCATAATTAAGTTTAACTACAAATGGTCTGAGGTATTTGTAAAAAGTTTCTTTTAATTCTTTACCATCTACCAAGAACCCATCCGCAGTTGGAATATTGAGTTCTTTAAACATGGTTTTAGTTAAAAACTTATCATTCTCATAATCAGTACATTTATTATTCACAAAGAAATATGGAATTTTGTTACTATTCAACATCATATGCATGTCTTTACTTCTGCACACAGGAATACCCGATGCCATGAAAAAATGTGGCTTCAGCGCCAACTTCACTGGCTGCTCATAGTAAAATTCTACACTATTACCCTGCTCAGTAAATTTCTTTGCTAAGTGTTGATAGCTGGAAGAAGGAGAAAGTAATGCTATATTCATAGGATAAAGTTTGGTTTCATTTTACCAATAACATATTCATGTTTAAATTGTTTCATTGCATCAGCTTTACCATTATTGTAAGTTACATACTCTGGTAGCTGTTCGCAAAGATAATCGATACCACGTTGCCACATTGTTAGTTCGTGCTTCATCTCAGGATTGTTTTTAAACCAAGTATCAAATTCAGTATTAAACCAGCTGGTAGATTTATCTACTTGAAACCAATTCTCATTCCATGTGCTATACAATAATGGGCGCAGCAACTTTTCCTGATGAGTTCTCACTGTTGCAAAGGTACTGGACTTCCAATACTGCTGAAATTTTGTATTGACCTCTAGCCAGCGTTTAACCGTATGCGCTTGTTTAGCCAGCATAGGTAATGTGTCTTTACTCCAGTAGAATAATTCTGTCTTTAGATTTGTGTAGTCTTCATTAAAGTCATTAATAGTTGTGATATTGACAACTGAATCTGGAAAGTAAATACAGAAATTATTATCACCACGAATAACCAACTTGGGTTTATCAAGACCAACTATCAATCCAATCTTTAAGTTTTTATCAAACTGATTCTTCATCTCTTTGAAATGAAAGTAGTTGTATCTGAATAGTTGACCAATAGACAGATGGTCGTTGCGATGCAGAACCCAATCAATATCATCAAATACATTCATTGAATTCAATACAACTTCACTAACATCGAGAACAGTTATCTTTGTTCGTGGGCATTTCTCGCTGATATACTTTAATCTGGGAACAGCTTGAAGATTATGTTCTGCAGCAAAATTCCAAGCATCTTTGACGTTTGGATCTAAGACAGTTGTTGATTTAGTTGCTTGGGTGATATGATTAGTGACAATCTCATCGATGTGTAATCCTTGACGAATAAAACTTTCAAGAATATTATTTGTATCTGAACCACCTGAAAAACTTAATATAAGGTAATCATACTTCTCACGTAATTCTCTTGCTCGCTTGTCATAAAGTTGATCCAGTGTTTCTACTGGTTCAATATTCCAAGGAAATTTAGAAAATTCTTGATTGTGAAAAACCCACTCTACTGGTTTGTTTACAGTCTTACTGTAAAGACAAGCATCAACCTTTGAAGAGAACTCAACACTATTGGATACATAATAACCTAAATCTTTATCTATCATACCTTATCTACAGCAATACTGCATTCATTCAGAAAATCTAATCCAATTGTGTCTCTATAGGATTCTCGATAATACACTGTATTTATACCTGCGCCATGAATTAGTTTAGCGCAATGAATACAAGGAGCATGAGTACAGAATAAAATGGCACCATTGCCTGATTCACCATCACGTGCAAGTTTGATAATAGCATTTGCTTCAGCATGTATTACCTCGTCTTTCGTTTTCAATTCTTTAGTAAAGTGATTGTAGTCATAGCGAGGATCTGTCTTCGCAACATCAACTACATGTTCACATTCGTTTGTCCATCCAGCTGGCATACCATTATAACCAATTGAGATGATACGATTGTCTTTTACAACAACCGCACCAACCTTTAGTCGAACAGCAGATGACAACTGAGAAAACCTCTCAGCTGTATCCATAAAGGCATCAACCCATTTCTTCTTCATCATTATTTGCTACCCAGTCTTCATGTAAGTTCATTAAATCTGCGTAGTCGGCTACGTCTTCAGGAAGTGCTTCGATTGATTCACGATCGCTAATGTCATACTCATAGTAATCGTCATCACCATTCTCAAATTTTCCAATGAATGCCATACCACCTTCATGGTAGTAAGCAAGAATCTCATATTCTTCTGTCATGAATTCATATAGTGTTGTTGGTGGCGACCACGCAGAATCAAAAGAAATCCAAATAGTATTATCACTCTCACGATTAAATTCGTGAACCGATGGCGACCACTTCGTTCCCCAGTTGTTTACGTTCCACCCATACCAATCTTCATCATCAGCTTCTGGACGTGGACGAACAGCTGAGAACCAATCTTGTTCTTCAGTTTGAAGTGATGCTTCTATCGCATCAATTTTAGTTTTATCTTCGTGGGTGATTGTAACAGAATTGTCGCACCAATTTGGCATAATAAAACTCCTTAATATATTTTTTCAATTTTTGAAATAAATTCAATTTCCTACTAGCAACTAGGCACTCGCTCCAGTCTCTGGAGCTACAGATTTTTTTGTTGACTTCCCCTTTGTAGGTGGTTCAACAGATACCATCCCTGCTTCATATACAAGTTTATGAGTAATCTTTGGATACAACTTTGTAAGTTTCTGATCTTTTACTGCAAGAACTACTTTGGTTTCAGAAGGATGTATATTCTCCAGTAATTGGATAAACAAAGTTTCTCTACGTAGCGAAGTTAAATCTTCACGACAGAAAATATACAACTTGCGCATTTCCATATGCAAGTTTCCTGGACTCATACCAATCGGTGCAGCATCTGCTTTAAATGGAGGGTCTCCTTCAGGAAGATTAAATTTCTTCTCAGGATTAAACGCATGTTCAAATAATAGCTTTAGTGCACCATTAGTTTTATGCTGTTCAAGTTTAGAAGTATCTGCATTGATATCTTCAAGTAATTCAGTAATAAGTTTCGATGACATTAAAAATCCTCCAGTTCGTCAAGTAACAGACGACACTTATGCTCAATCAAATAATTCATGATAGCCATTTTATCGCCCACAGGTTTATTGTTCTCATATGTATCTATAATCTGATTTGATACGTCTTCAGGAATGAATTGAAAATCAACTAGCGTAGCATTGCGATGCCAGTTGCGACGTTCATCATCATTCTTACAAGCATCGAAACCATGCTCGATAAATTCCTCGAGACGTTTCGAACTAACAGGTCTCTGACGTTCTCCGCTAATGAATACATCATCAGGACTTAGAATATTTGGAATACCATCGTCCCCTGCTTTTACAATGTGAGTGATATATTTCTCTTGCAACTCACGTTGTGTAACCTTAATATATTTCTTTTGAATAGGTGACCACTGAACCACATTTGGATATTTCTGTAGTTGAATAAAGTCACCATCAGATGAAAGAATCAAAACTTTCTGTGGATCTTCAACAAGTCCTTGCTGAACCAAACCATTTGTTTGAGTCCACTTGGCAAGTACTGCAATGATATCATCTGCTTCAGCACGATCCATATGTATTACTTTATATGGAAAATATTTTGCAATATCTTCACGCATCTCAGATAGTGTATCAAAGATCAGTGTCCAGTTTAGATGACTTGCTTCACGTGCTTTCTTTCGACCTGCCTTGTAGTTGGGAAAGAAGTCCCTGCGCCAGTACTTACGTCCGTCACAACAGATAACTAACTCACCATACTCTTTGCCATATTTCTTTTTATATGATTTAAGTGTAGATAGAGTTACGTGACGAATCAAGTTCTTAACTTCAGATTCATTACCAGCCAACTCACGCTGGAAAGATAGGATGTTGCTCAATGCAACTTGCGAATAGTCAACTAAAATCATTAAAATGCTCCAAGTAAAATTGTTTCTTCATTGAAGCGACCATTTGGCACTGCAGGTTTAGTGCGTAGTGTTTTAATGGCAGTATTCAAAGCACGTTTCCCCAACGACAACCCTTTGAAGAAATCTTCAGGTTTGCGTAGAGTCATGCGTTTAGATTCTTTGATATCGAATCCAATAATTGTTGTTCCCTTAACCGACAACGTGTTACCGTTCTCACCTTTATACACACCAAGATGTTTATACTTGGTGTTGTAATACCATACCTCTGTCGAACCAATAATGCTCGCAGGGTTTGCAGACTTTAAGCTGAGTTCTGTAAATTCTTTTAGATACTTCATCTTTGCTACTTGCACAGATGCTGGTTTCTCTTTACGCATACGTGGCGCACGATTAGCCTTAGCAGTCTGAACCATTTGATTACAGTCGGCAACAATACTCTCAACAAATTCAGCAAACTTCTTTAGTTCCTTCTTTGTAAAGTGCGAGTAACCTTCTACCAATTGTTCATCATTACCTTCAATCGCTTCTCTAAGTTCTTCGGCAGTACGCACAAACATCTCTCCAATGCGTTTAGCAATGGGTCCAGCAACTTGATTACCAGCAAGGTAATTCTTGGTTGAGAAAGTTGACTTGCAACCACCGAGAACAAAATCATCGATCGCTCCCTCAATTTCACCAGCAAGTTCACGTGCTTTCTCCTCCATACGTTCTTGTATCGATGGTAGCGGAATTACATTCTTTGGGGTTTCAGTTTCTTTGACAACTTTCTGCACAGGATTAATTGCACGTGCAGTTAGTTCGACAATTTTATTTGCCAGATATAGTTCTTCTTTCTCCATAAGCATGGATCCATTTTGAACCAATCGTGCAAGAATACCTGCATGACGAAAATGTTGTTCGTCAACTTTAGTGAGTGTCACTGCAAGTTTCTTATCTTGCTTTGCGACATATGCGATAAGCCACTTCTTCTTATCCTTGTCGTCGTTTTCAAAATTGTAGTAGTTCAGTGCTTTCAAAAAGTCTGAACCATACGTCTCGCTTGATAGCGAGGGTTCGCTACCTTTCAACGCCAAGACCATCTCTTTGCGTTTTGCTGAGTTCATTGCCATAGGTATATTACCTCCAAGTTATAATATAATTATACATGAAAGCTGAATTATTGTAAAGCATTATTTTCTTGTAGTTGCGCAGAAACAACGAAATTAATGATCTCCAGACGAGTCAGGGAGCTACAGTTCTCCCACATAGAGAAATGGGTAGAGTTTGGGATACGAACCTCTCTTGTATGCGGGAAAAGCTCTCTAAACTCTTCATAACCACCTGTAGTTGACTCATAGTCATACTCACCCAAGATTGCAAGGATTGGGCAGGTGATTTCTTTGGGATTGAACCCATGATTATTATGGTCAACGTAATAATTGTTAATGTCGTTTACAACTTGCGCTGGTACTTTCCAAGTGTTCTTACCAATCACTTCAAGGACAGCTTCTTCCCATCCCTCAAGTTTGTTTGATACAGGAATTAACTTATCGCTAATTTTTGCAATACGTTCTTTCTTTAATTTCTCCATACCAGTTTCAAAATCAAAATCATGTTTCTTGTAATATTTTTTATCAGTACGGATTGCAGGACTGTGAATGATAACTTTGTCGAACAGTCCCCAGTTTGTTACTAATAATGCTGGTGCTGTTGATGTTGAAAATCCTAAGATTGTTTTGGATTCATATTTACTAATATCAATGTCTTTCAACGCAAACTGAATTTGTTCAGCATATGCAATACGATCATAAGCAAAGTATTCATCACTATCACCATAACCTGCTGGATCTAGCAATACTACATCGATACCTGCAGCTGTGAAGAAATCAACATGCGTGAATCCTTCTGGTAGTTTAAAATCCCAGAAAGCACGTGGTGATAAACTTTGTCCTGGTAGGATGAATAATAGATATTTATGTTCAGGTTTTAAATATTGGTGCACAACCATGTTAATAGTTCATTTTCTTTAAATGTTATATCTTCAAATTTAGTCACAGGAATAACATTTCCTGCAGTACTAGTCAAGAACATTGCAGCCATTTCGCTTTCAATTGTATGCATTGTGATACTTGTATAGAAAAATTGTTTATTATTTTTCTCACATAGTAATCTAACCTGCTCCATTACGGTTCCCTCTAGACGATTAGATCTTGGAGCATAAACAAATCCATCTTTACTAATAAATCCAACATTAAATCCTGGACCTTCAGTTATGCGATGATATCTATCAAGCAACACAGCTGTATCGTAACCTCGATCTATTGCTTCAAACTGAGCAAGATTCAAATCATTCCAAGCAAAGTTCTTCATTGTTTGATCAATACAATCATTGCGTTTTTGTTTTGCTAAACAAACAGTTGCCGTATTCATTTTATTAAAACCAAAATACGGTTTAGCATACATGAATAAATTTGTATCACAGTTGTGCAAATCTCGTGGGTTGCCTGATAGTGGTATACCACGTGTTAGCCCGATCCAAAGTAATAGATTTTTAGTTGGAGATTTTTCTACTAACTCTTCCAATGTGAAGATAATTTCATTATCTGAAATTTTAATTGGTAGTCGCCAGCCAGCTGCACTTTTAGAAAATCTTTTGATATGTGCGTCTATGTTTTCTATCTTACCATCTTTAACAGATAGAACATCATAAGTTGCATCAGAATGAATCAACCCTAAATCTAAGATTGATATTGTTAAATCTTTAACTTGGCAGTAATTACCATTTTTCCAAGCAGGGTAATCAAGCATCCATAATCTCCAATATTTTATTTGCTAATGTATATCTAGCTGGTTCTATCATAATCCAGTGTGTGGAATCTGGAATAACTTGAATTTCTTTATTTTTAATGTGTCTATATTTTAAACCACGCATATCTTTTTCAGAATTTTCATTTTCAGCTGATAAAAATATATTAACTTTAAATGCTATTTTATCCAATGGAATTGATAGTGGTGGTTCGGATATTAATTCATTTTTAGTTGCGGTATCATATTCATATTTCGGCATGAACGCATCCATATCAACGATGGAAGAATTTTCTGGTGAACATGGTTTTGCACAGGGATCTAAAAGAATTAAACCTGATTTTGAACAGTGAGCTGCAGGAAATGCACCATAACAGTATCCCATAACAAAATCTGGTTTGAATAACTTTTCCGATGTTATGGCTTGTTTATAAATTTGTTCATGTGTGTCAAACTGGTCATAATCAACTGCTACCACATCAACACCAGCATTGAATAAAATATCCCCAAAACTGTCTTCTCTCATATCAAGGTCGAACATGGATTTATATTTCCATGTTTTTCCCATGAAGTAAAGAAGTTTGTGTTTAGGGTTAACTGGGGATCTGCGATGAATTTGCACTTGTGATTTCTTCGTAGGTTTCTACAAATTCCTCATGGTCAGCAACTGTCTGCGATAGGTTTTGTTTATGATAAACCTTAGCCATCTTATTCACAGTCTTGCGTGATAGTTGATAGTTATCAGAAACATCTTTAACGATGTCCTTAATTAAGTCACGCTCTGCTTCAATGCGAACCATAGAGTTGCTAACCTCACGAATAGCAGCAAAGATTTTCTTGCGATCTTCAGGTGATGATATAGTCATAATTATTTCTTAAATGAACTTCCATTAGTTCCACCAACTACACCACCAAGAATGACTGTTGCCATCCATGTGTCAAGTGTCACTGGGATTGCCAATGCGGGGAATAATGTATTTAAAGACCAAATAGTTGCTAGTGGAAATAAAACCAACAACACCAAAATTAATACTAATACAAATAAAATTTTCATAATGTAAACTCCACTTTAGTTACTGAGTCCCAGCGGAAGGATCTCCACTCGGATTTTTCTGTGTCGAAGACTGCCACTGCGGATCCAGAATTCTTGCGATTTGCAGTGCTGGTTTCGGATGTTGGTTTCTGCTCGCTAGGTATTCGTCCCTCAACGAGAGTGCAACGCATCGCTCTTTCGGTACCATCTTTTTTGGTAAAAGTAACGCACAGATCTGTGATGTTTTCATCGTGGAGAACTCCGAGTGTCCAGGTTTTAAATTCTTCAAACTCTTTGTCATTCTTGAACATTGTCTGTAGTGTCATTATCAAATTCTTTCTTCAATTGGTTTACTAGTGGTTGCATAAATTCTTTAAACTCTCTGTGAGAATAAAAAGTGGTCATATAGCTACTGGTCGATTCTTTACCAGTATCAGCGTATGATTGTTGACGTATGGTAAGTTCAACAAGGTCATAGTCATGTGACTTAACCTTTATCTTTCGATAAAGATCAGGTCTAGAAAGTTCAATTTCAATATTCATTCAGTTTCCTGTGCTTTGGTTGACGAGTGTACTTCACCTTGGACTCAACAGTACGCATACGGTACTTTGGTGTCCTTAGATCTTTGGCTACAAAGTTTCTAGGCTTAGGTAAATTATACTCTATCTTCATTTTAATGTCAACTTTTGTTATGCAATAGTTTTCCCGATGTTTGACCAGATTTGCAGCTTATTTAGTTTTTCATTCTTTGCAGTCATTACAGCTGACTCGCTAATCATACCTGAATCGATCAACAGATCAATCATACACATCAAATCTCCAATTTCTTCTTCAAGATGTTCACGATTTGTCTGACCTTTAAATTCATCTTCCATGCCGAACCTAAACACTTTGCTAATTGCTTGTGTTACCTCGGCACATTCTTCTTGTGTAATCAAGAGAATTTCTTGATTCTCTTCATTCATTTGCTTCATTTTCATAAACTTATTCATTCCATTTCTTTCACCATTTGTTTAAACACACTCATCATTTTCTTTATCTCAGCTGGCGCATCTACTGGGTTTTTTACAACACAGTAAGATTCAGCTTTTAATTTCAAAACAACAGCCTGACAATCTTGCATGCTATTAAAATTATTGGGAGCTTCAACCACACCAGTGGCAGTTACAATCATTAATGCTACTAAGGTATTCACTTAATTTTCTCCATAATATTGCGCATCATCATTTGCAGACTCATCTGCGTATGACATCATTTCAAACTGTTTTTGCAGTTCTAAATTTTCAAGTTCTTCAATTTCTTCAGGTGTCAACATAATCATCTCACTTAAAAACAATCAACGCTAGTAGGATACTGTTAAAGAAGAACCCAACTGCATTTGATACGATATACAACGTATCTTTTTGCACTAGTGCTCTAAACAAGAACAACATCAAACCAGTCCAAACAAGCAAAACCATACTTACTGGTGGCATCGTTGAGGAGTAGCCTAAAATAACCCCTAAAGTTACTGGTAGCGTAGCACTATGTATAAGTACCATTCCAATCCAACCACTTAGGGAACCTAATTTCTTTACTGTTTCATTTTTCATTTTCATAATAGAATTATACCCTATAATTGAATTATTGTAAAGCTAAATGTTAAAAACCCTGCAAAGTGCAGGGTTATTCCTAAGTGGTTGATTTTAGAGGGTTATTTTGATGTAGCGTGATAGGTTCCATCCCAATTCGGTGGTAACCCCTCTTCTAATCGTTCCATCATTAGTTCGTAGTAGTGTTTGAGGTCACCTTCTTCTTGCATTAGTTCTTTGCAAAACTTCTTGGCTTTTGTCCAATCGCCTGAGTAATACGCATCAAGATACATCTGATGTTTATAGTTACCTTTAGCTGTAGTAAAAATCCTAACACCAATCTTCTTACCCTTTACCGCAATGCAGTCAAGTTCTACAACGTCGTATTCGTCCCGAACACATCGCGCAGTATCAGGTCCGAGAATAATTCTGACGCCATACGATTTGCTCTGACCTTCAAGTCTGGATGCAAGATTAACAGAATCCCCAAGACAAGTATAATCGAAACGCTGACTGCTACCCATATTCCCAACAACAACGGTCCCAGTGTTAATGCCAAGACCCATGCCAAAAGGTGGCACACCCTCTTTAACGACTTCTGCATTAAATTCATCTAAACTCTCCATCATTTGTAGTGCGGTTTTCAAAGCCATCTTGGCGTGATTTGGTTCGTCAAGTGGCGCATTCCAGAATGCCATTTGGGCATCTCCAATGTATTTATCTAGTGTTCCATTGTTCTCTAAAATCTTTCTGGTCATCGCAGTCATATAACGATTCATAATTTTAGTTAGACCTTGAACATCTTCTCCGTAGTGTTCAGAGATAGTGGTAAACCCACGGACATCTGTAAACATAATCGACAATTCTCTTGACTCGCCACCCAATCGTAATAACTCTGGATTCTTTTGAAGTTTCTCAACTAATGCTGGGCTGAGGTAAGTTCCGAACTGTTTCTTGATTTGGAGCTTTTGGCGCAACTCGACAAGGAATTTGACAATGTATCCATGGAAGCTGCAGATCCCAATGGTAAGTATCGGGAAGACAGCATCAAGTAGATACTGAGATCGAAGAAATAATTCCACACCACCATAATAGGAAGCGAATCCCAATAACGCTGCGAAGATGTAGCCATGAGTGTACCTTGTTAAGTAGATTGAAAGAATAACTGCCACAATCATAAATCCTAACTCGGCAAGCAGAGCCCACTCTGGTCTACTGATAACAGTACCAGATGCAACTGTTTCTAATACATTGGCTTGCAAGTAGTGCGGATAGATTTCTCCTCTACTTGTGGATATTGGATTAGTGAGTCCTCTAGCTGTGAGACCGACGATAACAATTCCACCTTTGAAATCTTTTGGCAATACAGCCATGGAGTGTTCGATTGGTTTGGATGACCAATCCACCCAGATTCTACCGTGTTCGTCTGTTGGAATTTTTCCAAACTTTGGAATTCTAACTGCTTCAATTCTACCATCGTTGACTTTGACTTGGAAACTGGGATCTCCGCTAATAACTCTGAGAGTTTCAAGGGAGATGCTTGGGTAGAGTTCTCCACTTGCGTTAATGACCATTGGCACTCTGCGCACAACGCCATCGATTTCTGGGATAGTGTTGACAACACCAATGCCAGCAGCACTACTATTGATACTTTGAATGTTTGGTAATATGCCATTATATTTTACTCCTGTGTTTTCAGCAGATCCACCAATTACTGAAACACCTGGACGAAATGGTGGATACTTATTGTTAGTGTTATCTGTTGTTGCTGAATGTGGAAGTACTACTGGATACTTCTTTAGCGTGTTAGCAAGTATATCATCCTGAAGAAACCTATCGATATCAGGCATGTAAACATTAAACACAACAAGACCAGCATTGCGTTTATACAGATCTTCAATAATTTTTGCATATTCTGCTCTAGGGAAC